TGACTTGGACATAGCCAGCCGGACAGTCGAAGCCAGTGGCTTCTGTAGCGTGGTTATCGGGGCTTTGACGGGTAGCTTTGCTATCTGGCTGGGCAAAGAAAAGTAAATGCCTAAACTTAGCGAGAACACAGAGGTAGCGCTTCCCCTTCGCAACATTATATCAATGCTTGCCGCTGTCAGTATCGCAACGTGGGCATATTTCACATTGACCGCACAAATACACAGCATACAGACCAACATTCAGATGATGAAGGCAGACTTAGAACAGAACACAGAGTTCCGCATTAAGTGGCCTCGCGGGGAGATGGGTAGCCTGCCTGCTGATTCAGAGCAGTTTATGCTGATAGAGCATATAGCCTCAGAGCTAGAGAAGTTGCAGACAGAGATAGAGGAAGGCAGAGCGCCGTATGACCAGCAACAAAAATTGACGCTGGACTTTTACGAAAAGAGAATCAGTAACCTTGAACAGCACATAGAGAAACTTCGCAATGGCAATCATTGAAATGACATTTGTATTGTTGCTGACTATCGGGCAAGAGAGGCTGGAATACACACCGTACCAGTCCCTGTCAGAGTGCCTGTCAGTGCGGCGTAAGATAAAGCGCAATGTGGGTCACTCTAGTAACTTTGACCAGAAGTGGTCGTGCAAGGAGTTGAGGGTTAAAATTCAAGACGGTGAAATATTGGAGATACTATGATACATGCACTGATACCAGCCGTTAGCGGCATACTGGATAAGTTTGTAGAGGACAAGGACACCAAGGCAAAGCTGGCGCATGACCTAGCCACTATGGCAGAGAGACACGCTCAGGAGCTTGCTAAGGGGCAGATAGCGGTAAATGCAGAAGAAGCAAAGTCAAAAAACATATTCATCGCAGGCTGGCGGCCTTTCGTTGGATGGACTTGTGGACTTGCTCTGTTTGTGCATTTTCTTGCTATTCCTATTTGTGATGTGGTGACGGCCTATCTGGGCTACCCAGCGCCTTCATACCCCGCGTTTGACATGGACACATTGATGACAGTGCTTCTGGGTATGCTCGGCTTAGGCGGCCTGCGAACATACGAAAAGCAGAAGGGCTTGACCAAGTAATGCCGGAGTGTTTGCAATACTGGCTGGTGGCTATGGTTACGCTGAACACCACCGTTAATCTGATAGTGTTCTTTAGAGGCCGAAAGTTCAAGTCATAAGAAAACCCCCCAAGCCGAAGCTCAGGGGGCAGTCAGGGAGGAAAGGACTGACATCAGAAAGGAGTGAAACTTTGACAGTCCTCTCTCCTTTGTACAAAAGATAGCGCCGCATTGCAAGAAGCGAAGCGCATCACCTGCACTAATTTTGTCCCGTCAAATATCTGCACCAGCCAATCACCCCGCTTTGGGCGTTGCTTTATTTTGTGCTTGTAAGTTGTTAGCCACATTTATGCCTCCATCTTGTTTGACTTTTTTAGGTTATCTCTCTGCGAGATTACCCGCAAGTTCCACGGCACATGAAGGCCGCATACATCCTTGCCCTGCAATGGCACAATGTGGTCAACGTGCCAGCTTGCCTTACCATCAGTAAGGATACGTTTGTCTCTTTCGGCGTAAACAACCCTGATAGACGTTCTATGTTCCATCGTTAACCATCTTGGGGTAGCTTTCTCTATAGCTTCCTTTCTTCGCTTTCGGGCAAAGTATTCAGCCGCGCCAACACGGTTGGTCTTAAACATGGTTTTCTTGTGCTTAAAAAAATGCTCCATAACGGATACATTGCTGAGTAGAAAAAGCCTGTGCTGTGTCAGTGGCCTTTCATAACCCTGACAGATGCTCTTAACTCGGTCATAATACTTGCGCTCCACCTTCATGGTTATCTGATGGACTTTCCGATACGTCTGCTTGAACTTTGTCCTGACGAACAACAGCTTGCAAGCTGGGTCGTGTATGCCGCTGAGAGAACTGCCGCTGGTAACACTGCCCTTTATGAGAACCTTGTAAAATATGTCCGGCTCATCCCTGCCTATGTCCTCAGCCCTGACCAAAGTGCCGACAACGGGGATGTAATCCTGAACCTCGTCAATCAGCTTTGACCATTCGACATGGCCTGTATCGTAATTGGCGAAATACGAATCATCCTGAATAACGTACTCCTCCGGCAAATCATTCAGAACACCCTCAGCATCCTTGAAGCGCTGGACAATATCCTCATGTCCGACAATATTGCGCTCGGTGAAAATCATTTGGCCTTCCTCCGTGTCTCATACTGCCTGCGCCACACCAGCTTATCATAGGCTCTGAGCGTTTCCCTGCTGATGGGTTGCCCCGCATGGTCAGCATATTGGAACTGCTCGTTAAGCTGTTCTATGAGGGAGTCAATCTCCCCCACAGAAAAGCGTACATCAAATCGTTTCCAGCAGATAGGCTTCATATTAATCACCTGCCATTGAGCGCTCATACTCATCCTTAACCATTTCAAGCCCCTGCTGAAGCTCCTCTATCTGCATCCTGATAGAAAAAATACGCTGTTCAAAATCGGTCAATTTTTCAGATTGTACTGGCTCTCCCGCTGGCACGCAGAGGTGGTAATTTTGAAGGGAACATTCAGCCTTCCACAAGCTAAAGGCCACCTCGCCAAGTTCTCTTATCTGACCATATTTAAAAAACTGAGTACCGCCTGTTTTAGAGTTCTTGTAGTGGAACATCTCTTCAGAACCAATTTTCGTAACGTGGTTAAAATCTGACAATTTCATATCTATCTCCCTTCTGGGCGGGGCTGTTAAGCCCACACCCTTTTTTCTACAAATGAACGTGCTTCGTTATAGCGGCGGTAGTGATGGTAGCTATCAACGTGCGCCCAAACCAGTGAGCCATCCTTACGCTTACGCTGAACCTGAACCTCAACATTCCATCCTGAAAATTTGTTGGGCATTTTAACAACGAGATATTTGTTATCGCCAGCAACGAACTCACAAACGTCACAAGCGTCCCAAGCAGAAAACTTAACATTGCGGTCATCTCTGATTACTGAAATTGTCATTTTTTTCTCCTCTGACTGTGGGGATAATCCCCCTATTTATTACTGTACGCTAAGAAAATAGGTATGTAAACCCATAAAATGAAAATAATAGCTAAATAATTAGGGGAATATTCTGGAGAGTATCAGAACCACGACAATCATAAACACAGAGATGCCAGCTATCACCGCTGACCATGTGATGATTTCTTCCTGACGCTTGCGGCGTTCTTCTTCTTCTCTCTGGCGCTGTTTCCTGATTTGCCCCTCCAGCCGGACTAGCTCGTTCCAAGCCTGCGGATTTAGGGACAGCATATAGAGCCGTAGCTCTTCCCGCTGTTGCTTTACCTTCTTGAGAGCCGCCCAAGTCTCCAGCGCCTCTTCCTCAACAGACCTGCCGAACCTACGGCTCTTAGCCTTGCCGTGAGCCTTCTCGATGTCGTGGCAAGCACCCATCCATCTGGATACGTCCTTAGCCATTGATTCGATTTCTCTGCCTGCCGCAAAACCCCTTTTAATAAGCCCAAAGGCGCTGGTGGCTAGGGCTATGGTGGCGGGGTCTATCATAGCGGACTCACTTAGTCAGAACTTTATCGAGCTTATCCTCTAGCCTGTGCAATGCGTCTGTTATCTGACGCATATCATCGCGAAGTTCCATACGAGTTGCGTATTCCTCGCGGGTCTTGTTCAGCAATATCTGGATGCGCTTCACTTCTCCATAAAGTTGTTTAAACGCCCAAAGCGCTGGCGCAACCACCAGCGTCAGGACAATGTTCCAGAACATCATCGCATCCAAGCCCATCTAACTAGCCTGCATTATTTGGCTTAGTAGGCCAAGCCACACTGTCAGGGAACCCATCTTGCGATGGTACATCACGCAAGGCTTGGCGATATGTTTGCCAAACTGCTTTGTCAGCGTCAGATAGCGGGCTGTCTGGCATCTGTGTCCAATCAGCGCCTTTTATCAGGCTTTGGCGCTTGGCTCTAATTTCTTCAGCTTTTTCAACATCAGTGCGATTGTCCACAATAGGCTTGCGTGTAAATGCAGAACCATCATAAGTGCCGCCAATCTCCGCATCAGCAGTTGCCAAGACCAGCTCTTGAGATGCCGCAAAATCAGCATCTGCAAGAACAATATTGGTTACAGTGCCATTCTCTATTTTTGCATATTTGTCAGCCATCATAAAGTCCTATTATAGATATTCAAAAACAATTACTACGCCAGCAGTTCCGTCCCCGCCAGCCTTGTCGTTGTTGTTGCTGTGGGAAATTGAACCAGAACCGCCACCGCCAAAGCCCTGTCCGTTCGCCCCATTAGAAGTCCCTGAAGTAGTCTTTTTCCGACTAGCGCCACCCCCTCCGTATGGGTGAATACTTCCACCATCACCACTTATCACCATATTCGAAATATCAGCATCAGCAAAAGTAAGGCCAGTGCCTCCGTTTATTCCTCTTGTTCCTAAAATGGGCGTGTGACCAGTGGCTGCTGCCACACCGCCGCCGGTACCACCGGACGAATTACTGTGAATGTTCGTTGAATTTTGTTTTGAACCGCCACTCCCACCGCCAGCAGTAAGCGTGATTGTTCCATCGGCATAACTTGTATTACCGCCATCAGTCCCATCAGTATTATTTGCGCCTACGCCAGCCGCCCCGACAGTAATCGTGGATGTATAAGAACCACCAGAAACGTCAATTACATCTGAGACAATTACGCCCCCCGCGCCCCCTCCGCCAGCGGCCGCCGCTTCGCCTGACACTGTGCCTTCTGTGCCACCGCCGCCACCGCCAGCACCAACGACATGAACAATAGCTTTTGTCGCGTTTGTAGCTGGAGTGTATGTGCCAGAGGCTGTAAATACCTGTGTGCGAATTAGGTTTGTAATGCCGCCAGTGGGCGTAAGCGCACCAGTTGGGGTCAACCCGCTAACAACAGAAACAATGCCAGTGCCATTCGGGTCAAGGACAATGTTGCCATTCGTGTCTGTGCTGGAAATGGTGTTGCCATCGAAATTAAGATTATCCACGCCGATAGCGTTCACAGCGTGAGTGCCATCTGCAAAATCTTTGAGGTGCGCCATCAACTCGCGAATAGCATTGTTGACATCGGACGGTGCCATAATTCCTTCGCCAAGCGCGATTGAATCAATGTCGGTATTGTTCCCCGAATTAGTATCGTACTCGATGAGTTTTGTCTTTGCCATGTTATTCTCCTAGCAGGGTCGCGCCCTGCTCTGTTATAGCATATTTTAGCCCCCGTGGGTTAGTGTATATCTCCTGAACTGGGACTGTGCCTGCCTCGGCTGGTGATATCGGTGAGGGCAACGCCTGCGATAGTAAACCTGCGGCGGCTGGGGTTCTTGCCAAACCTGCGGCGGCTGGAATACCTGACCTCAGCAAAGCCTGAACAAGAGGGGTGTAAAGACCTCCGGCAAGGCCGCCAAGAGCCATGGTTTCGAGAGGCATACCTGCACCAGCGCCCATACCGCCAAGTGCGCCCACACCAACCAAGCCACGAACAGCAGAGCCGGATTCCGGCAAACGAGCGCCTAATACTTCCTGACCTGTTTCTGCAAGCTGTTGCATTGGCAGTTCGCCCCTAGCCATAGCCGCTGGAGTTCTGCGCCCACCTGCTCTTATTTCTTGCCGCAACTTAGCCGGAGTAAAGATGCCCTCATCAGCCTTCGCTGTAGCCTTTTGTAGAGGCACAAAGCGACTGTATGCGGTGTCCACCTTCTTTAGCTGAGTTGCCAAGTCTGGGGCTTCCTTAGCCAAAACCTCAAACAATTCGCCAGCAACGTCATTCAAGGCATCGCCAAGCTGTTTCTGATAAGCGTCTGTGCTAGTGCTAAATGTGTAAGCCTGACCCCTGATAGCAGACTGAGAATCCTTGAAGTCCTGCTTAGAAAGCCTGCCACTCTTGATTCTTCTGGTTATTTCTCTGTTGATTGTTTTTGTTAGCTGGTCAGCCTCTTTCTTCGGCAGGTCATCAGCAAACTTTGCAACAACGCCGGAAACATTCTGCACAAAGGTTTGTCCGGCAGGTAGGTCAATATCCTTAATAACATCATCATAGGCTTTAGATATCTGTGCCTCAGCCGCCTCATAAGCCTCACGGCCTGTCAGGTTCTTCGGTATCTTCTTGCCAATAGGCTCAAGCGCCTCATTGAACGCCGCCGCACCAAAACGCTCCATAGCTCTGCGCTGGGCGCTCTTAATCACATCGCCCATGAATGGCACGGAAGTTGCGGCCTCTTCTAACCGCTTCGCGCCACCGCCAAACATCTGTCCAATAGTTACTGGCACCCCGCGCCGCAGAAGCTCTTGAGCCTCCTGAGTTACCCTCGGAGCAACCTTCTGTAAACCAGCGCCAGTAGCCGCGCCTAATCCAGCAGATACAGGAACGTCAGAGATTTCCTCAGCAGTGCCGGAGCCGTATGCCGCACCCAATGCGGCGGCTTGCGGTATTTTACCAGCAAGACGGGCGGCGGTTAAACCAGCACCGCCAACAACGGCTGACGGAATGGACGCAACTATTTCTGAGCCATACGCCGCAAGGGGCATCTCCTCTCGGAATTGCTCAAGGCCAGCCCGTGCAGAATCCCGTGCCTCTTTGTAGCTTTCATCGCCGAGAACGCTACGGGCAAAACCCTCTGCCTCATCAGCAAAGCCAAATGTAAGACCCTGCCCGATTGCTCTGGCAAGGTTGATTGCTAAGTCTGTGTTAGACATTTCAGTGGACGGTGCATCTTCCGCCATTTCTGGCGCGTCTATAAACTCAAATCCCATTAGTTGTTTCTCCCCAATCTGCCATTAAGCATTGCATAAGAGCCTTTGGGCAACGCATCTGCCTCTTCTTGAGTGGACACTATGAACGGTCTAGCAAGACTGCCTTCTTTTGGTAGCTTGCTTCTAACAACCTTTGTCGGGTCTAGGCTGTAAGCGTCTGACAATTCGGTGAACTCAATCTCCCGCGCCTCTTGCTGTTGCAAGTATGGCTGGAACTGTGTCCTTGCGGAGCTAACAAACTGTCTGCGAACCTTATCGGTCAACAAAGTACCCTCAAGGAGCTTGTTGTAATAATTTCGGATTGTTTCACCAACACCGCCAGCATTTGCGGCTGTGGCAAACTCACCCTCACGAACAACTGAGTTCGGGTCTAGCACTTTCATGTAGCCAAATACTAGAGCGATATCCGTTGCGCCGCTAGGCGTTTTAGACATAGCCGCATTTTGCACCTTCTCAAAACCCAGCTTGGCCTCAGTAAAATCCTTCGACTGGGCTGTGAACTCTTTCCGCAAGTCTTTTTCTTGTGTAAATTCTTTGCCAGAAATGTCTCTTTCTGTTGCCGCTTGTTGCGCCCGTATCTCCATCATTTTTAGGGCAATGTCAGTTTCACGCTGTTGCTTGGCTAATTCTGTGGCGGCCTGCGCGGCACGAGCCTCTTTCGCCTCTTTCATATAAGACTGCGCGGCTTCTCCAAGTATCTGGCTTGTGGATATTGGCCTGTCGCTGTAACCAGACAACTGCAACATCCTAGCACCAGCCGCGCCCAAACCTGCGGCCTCTGGTGTGCCTGCCGCTGGCAATATACCAGCTATCGCTGTTTTAGGAGTTGGCCTCGGTGCGCCTAAACCCATCTTTGCGGCTAGGTCACGCTGTAGTCTGGTCATGCCTCCGCCTGCTGGCAAGGCTGATATGTCCCTGATGCCACGCAAGCCAATCTGAGGCTCAGGCGGACGCTTCCGTATTATCGGGATGGGAGTGCCTCTGCGAGCAGTGGTCAGGCCACCTGTGATGCCTGCGGTAGGTCGAGCGCCTGCGCCCATACTGCCCTGCAAGAGTTGGTTAAACAGTGCTGTGCCTGCCGCCCCTTGCCCCATGCCAAATCGTGTAGGTATTGCCATTCTACGCTCCTAATAAGCCTAATAAAGCACCCAAGCCAGCACCACCGCCTGCACCCAAGGCGGGAATACCCGCGCCTAACTGTGCGCCAGACAGGGCGCCACCTAAGAAACCTGCCGCTGGATTACGGAACTGCGGGGTGATTGTTTGACTGCCCAAAGCTCCAGAACCGCCTTGTATCATTGCCAGATAGTCCAGCAACTTCTGTGCAGGACGTGCTTGCTCAAACTGGAAGCGCTCAATATCTGCCGCTAGTCCTGCTTGCTCCTGAGCTTCACGAGCCGCACCCACATTAGCCAATGTCTGCAAGTCAGCAAAGCCGAACTCTCTAGCCGCTGGAGCTTGCTGGATAGCCGCCTGCTGTGCCTGATATACCAGAGGAGCTACAGACTCCGCGATGGCCTTCTGAGCGTATCCTGAGCCGTATCTGCCAGCGCTTTGAGCGCCCTGCATGGCCTGCTGAATGGTAGGCTGTAAAGCCTGCTGGAATAGCGGATTAGTGCCTGTGAGGTTCTGCATAACAGCCTGTTGCGTTGCTGGTATCAATGGAGAGCCAGCAAGTGCGGCTGAACGATAGCCAGATAAGGCCATCTGCGTTTCAGGGCTAAAGCCAACCACAGTGCTTCCGGGGTAATATTGAGGTGATGCAGACTCGTATAATTTTTTCGCCTCTCGCATACCATATTTCAAATATGGCTGGGCGTATGGAGTCGCACCGATTGCTGATGTTATTGTCCTTGTTGAGCCGCCGCCTTTACTCATTTTACAAATCCTTTACCAGTACGATTGCTGTAGGCTTATATTCTCTTAGCTGTCTTTCCCAGCCCTTGCGCCCGATTATTTCCATTGAATCACAACCAAGCCCTCTAGCCCAATCGCAAATTTTCTTCTCAGCCTCTATAAGCTCTTCCATATCACCGCCTGCTAACCATATACGGCAGGTGGCTCTTTGGGGGTAGTCAACTATTTCAACCACTATAGCAGATTTTTCTAAAGGAAAAAATGCCGCTTGCTTATTCGTTATAGCCTGCCACACATCTTGCAATGTATGACTATGGCCTGCGTACTCCAGAGCCGATACAATGTAGTCAGCGCATCTCTCAAAATCATCAGCCGATGATGACATAGCCAATGTCTGTGCTGTGTCCATTATTCTTTTGTCCTATAACAAATGAACCGTTGTTTTTTGTCTTTATGTAAGGGTCGTGGTCATAATAATTTACGCTATGAGGCTCTAGCAGTATAACGCTTTCCTTGCCTGCTCTTGGGTCTGTTACGGTAATATCCCCGCCGCCAGATGCCAGTGTAGCTGTGCCAGTGCAGTTCAGCTTGCCGTTAACCGTATTATTAAGAACCTCTGCAATTTCTCGCACAGTGGCAAGAACGGGGTTTAGGATGCGAAAGTTTACTGTAGCCATTATCTGCGCCCCACTTCTGCGGCTTCCACATCAAACCCTTGAGCAAACTCAAAAAACCTGTCAAACACAAACTTAAAACGATGATATCTTCCATCAGCCCTAAATGGCGCGAACCCATCGCTACCAGTGCTAACGCTAGATGTGAACGTAGCCGCAGGGTTGCCTGTCAGCGTGTTTCTAGTTCCGATAGAGCAGAAATTTTCTACCCCTTCATAATACGGGTAAACACGGGTTACAACTGAGTGCTTTCCAGTTTGCAAATTCATTTCGCCAGTAACAATCTCCGGCACTAAAAAATCGCCCGTGAATGAAGCTAATTTATCACCCACAGCGCCACCAAAGAAAAACTCCCCGCCACGCAATGCAGGGCTATCAAGTTGGATTGTTAAGCCATCAATAGTGGCAGACAAATTGTCCAAATCATCTAGCGTGTAACCAGCCGTAAAGAATGGTGCAATATAATCAACCGAAACCTTTGCCAGTGACCACCTGTTCAGGACGTAGTTGTAAATCAATAATGTGTCCGGCTGACCCGTTAAACTTGCCTGCGACGTATATGACCAAACAGCGGTCTGGTTCAATGGGTCAACTGCCGCAGACATATTGTCTTTAAAAGATGTGCTAAAATCATTCTCAAAAAATTTATCCACCTTTTCCGTGCCAATCGGTACAGATGACTGACCATCAAACATGTGGAAGCCGTTGTCTGATAGATAGAAAACCATGTGTCCGTAATTACACACAGAACCAGCCAATCGGCAACCTCTGACGCTCTCCACTTTGTCAAACTGAAACACCAAAGGAAGGCCAGTATAGGTTGCACGGAAAATACCGCGCTCACAAAGAATGGTCGCGTACTCTCCGCCAACTAATCCAGTAATAGCCCCAGAGTCCGGTAGGTCTTGGAAATCAGACTGGTCAACACCAGCAACCCAGCTTGTTGCATCTCCAAAGCCAGACCACCTAACGCGATTTACATCCCTGTCAGAGCCATCATCAATGTTTGCAGTCCATACAAAGTCACGAACCACCGCAATAAAGTCAGCCTTTGGCGCATCTGTAGACAAGTTAGCCCAAACGGTAGATGTACCCAAGTCCCAGTATTGAAGCTCCTCTCCAACACCGCCAGCCGCAATAACATAATCACCAAACTGCACAAAGCGCCATCGCTCTGCACCAGTCAAATCGTAGCCGCCAACTTTACTTTTATCATCCAAATTGCTTGTGGCTTTATTGAACTCATATAGCTTAGTAGAATCTCCGACAAACAAATTGACGTTGCCAGAGTTGTCTTTGGCTGAATAAATGCCCCGCAAATTGTCGGTGGCGCTGTTACTAACAACGCTAATATCTTTGAGGCCGCGATACCCACCAGACGCAGGTATTACGTTGGTAGCCGTAATCAAGCCTGCGTTCATGTGGTCGGGTTGGTCAGGTAGCCATTCGCCAAAAGGTATCATATCCGTATCCAAACATCTGTGCTAACAGTTGGTTGCGCCCACACTTCAGCGCCTAAAGTTACATCTGCCCAAGTTTCCGCCCCCAGTGCAACATCAGTCCAATTCTCAGAACCTAAAGTCACATCCGTCCAAGTTTCCGTTCCCTGCGCTATGTCTGACCAATCATCGCCAATAACTTTAGCTATTGTAGACTGTGTGACTGCCGCACGAACAGCCGCATCACCGTTCAAAATCATTGTCGGGTCTGTTGACTGTGTAATTGCAACGTCAACATTTCCAGAAGCAGACAGCAGGAAGTTTGCTTGCATTGCGCCAGTAACAGCCGCACTCGCGCTGGCGGAAACTGTCCGCAATCTTGTGCCAGTGGCTGTGGCTGTATTGGCTATGCTTACCAGAGCCTCAAACGGCCTTACCCTTGCAAATGTAGCAACAACCGTATTAACAGCCGTCACAGATGCCGAAACTTGTCTTATACGCCCAGCGGAGGTGGACTGAGTGACGGCAATATCTACTGCGGCTTGCGCCTGATGGAGCTTATCCACCGTTAGAGTTGCAGAAGCAGTAACAGCCGCTGTTGCTGTTGCGGCGGCTGTGTGCAGGGTTAAGTTATCCAGATTATCCATGACGCCATAAACGTCAAGATTATCTAAAAGACCCCAAGCATCTAATTGGTCTAGGGTAGCCATTCGTCAGCCCTATGCGGCAGTTATGTCCATATCACCAGCGGCAATACGAAGAATGTCACCAGTGTCAACAACCTTACTGGCTGTCAGAGCGCCATGAATAAGCAGGTTGCCGCTTGTGCTTGCGTCGAACAAACCAAAGTGGCTAACAGTACCCCATGAGCCTGTAGCGGCTGGGAAATCAACTGCACCGCTATTATCTGCTGTTCCAGATGTCGCCGCATTAAAGGCAATGCTTTGACGGGCGTAACCTGAGCCGGAAAGCTCTGTACCGGAGTTGTCATCGTTAAATGAACCCGTGGACAGGCCAACGTAAACTGTTGACGGCATGGTGTAAGCGCCAGTGCCTAAAATGTGGTCGAGAATTTCATTCTCTAAATAATCTGACATCGCAGACATATTATCTCTCCGCTACTGCATTTTGTTGTGAGTAAGATGATTTGATTTGCAGAGAACCAGTGCCATAGTGACTTCTTTGCTCATCCACTTTTATTTCCTCAAGGATGCGTGTGAACTTTTGGTCGTACTGCGCGGCTCTAGCCTCATCAAGAAGATATGAGTAACCTTCCGACAAAGCACCGTATAAATATAAATCAGGGCTTCTCAAGAACAGCGTTGGCGTCACCGTCGCGCTCAGAGAGGGTAATGAACCGATATAAATAATCTCAGAGGTGTAGGCAGAATCAGGAATAGGCCGGAGCTTCATCTCTAGACCAACAATGCTGTAGCCCTCCGGCATACCCTCTCCATTTGAGGAATACATACTGTCCAGCGCGGCAGGGCTATAATAAGTTAGCACCCGTGTTGGGGATGCGTTTATCTTTACCTCGCGCACCTCTCGGAAGTCATTGGGAAGCAGTATATATTCGTCACCAGCAGTCAATGTCGCCTGAGAGCGCTTTTCCTGTTCGCGTGTTTCTAGCTCACGACTCATGCGTGATTCAGCCAACTGAATAAACTCAGGTATCTGTGTGGTCAAGTCACTCCGCGCCATAAAGTTGGCGATTGATGACTGCAAATCTGCGTAGCTTGTAATGCTCATAAGTGACCGCCGCCTGTTCTAAACACTCTATTTTCGTTGTTGTTCAACCACTGCTTCCAAGCCTTTGGGTTTTCAGCAGGCTTGCCGAACTTCTGCACAAGCTCATTATACAGCACATTAGGTATTTCCGCCACATGAGCCATGTGCTTCTGTGTGCCTGTCATTTGCCCATAGCGCCAATCGTCAGCCATGTGCTTGTTAATCTTTAAAAGATTATCGAATGTTTGGCTCTGCTCGATGATGGTATCGCCGTAGCGCCCCTGCTTCATCTTTACTTCAGTGCCAGTAAGTGAATCTTTTTTAATAATTCTATCCATAGTACCCCCTGAAAGGTGAGAAGGGCGTTGCCGCCCCTCTCTTTGTTTGTCTAACTTATGAACCGTCTAGGTCATAAATTACAGCGTGTGCCTTTGGTGCCTGCACCTTCAATGACCACTCAGTGATGAGTTGCATCTTTTCTGCGTCACCTGTTGCGGCAATGTCCTTCTCAGCGAAGTTACGGCCTGACAATGTGCAAAGTGATGCAAAGTCTGGGTCAATCAGGAACATCCGGTCATTGCCCATGAAGCGTGATGGAGCAACGTCCAGTGTGCCAAAGTCTGTCAGGTAAACAGAGGTTGAGCCAACGTATGTTGTTGCCTTCGCCTGTGTCATGTTGACATCGTTGCTTACCAGATTGCCAGTAGCTGACAGGTCTGAGAAGTTAGCGCGGTTTTGTGCGCTACCAACGAGCATCTTTGGTGAGCCACCGTCTGTCCATGCGTCCTGCATCCCATCTTCAATGAGAGCAAGTGTCAGCGCACGGTCAGTACCGCCAGTGATGGTGTCTGTGCCATCGCCAGTTGCGAATGAACCGCCTGAGCCAACTGAACCGTTTGTCATCCAGCAAGTCAGTGATGCTGACTTACGAGGGTCTGATGCGTCACGGGCTACGTCTGTGTCACCGATTGCTTTTTCGATATCACGGCG